CCCTGCTCGACGCTGGCCGTATATCGCTGGCGCAATTGCCCGATCTCCGGCGCGTCGTGGTGGGCGTAGACCCGCCCGGCGGGGCGGTGGAGTGTGGGATTGTCGTGGCAGGCCAGGGCCTGGATGGTCTTTTTTATGTTCTCGCCGACAACAGCCTGCTCGGTTCGCCGGGCGTGTGGGGCACTGCTGTCGTGCGCGCTTACGAGGACCACCGGGCGGATCGGGTCGTGGCTGAAAAAAACTACGGCGGGGATATGGTTCAAAGCATCATTCGCGCTGCCGATGGCGGCGCATTGGTCAGTTACCAGGACGTGGTGGCGACGCGCGGCAAGGCGATCCGGGCCGAACCGATTGCCGCCCTTTATGAGCGGGGTTTTGTACACCATGTCGGCGCATTTTATCACCTGGAAGATGAAATGAAAACATGGCAACCGGGTATAACGGTTCGTTCCCCTAACCGCCTGGACGCGCTGGTGTGGGCCTTGACGGCCCTCAAGGGCGGGGGAGCCTTGATCGCATGACACCCACTTTGCGCCAACGCCTGACGGGAGCCTGGCTATACTTGCGGGGCGCGCCCGTCACCAAACAGGACGCGCGCCGGCCCGCGCGGGCCGTGTCGCTCTTTCCGGGGCTAGGGCAGCAGCCGCTTTGGACCACGCAGGATTTACAGTCGTTTATCGACTCCGGTTTCAACTTGAACGCGGTCATTAACGCGGCCTGCATGTACCGCGCCGACGCGGTAAACACCGCCCAACTGCGCGGCTACACAGGGACGCCGGACCAGGCGGAGGCCCTACCGCCCGCCGATCCGTTGGCGCGGCTCTTGGAATTTCCCAATCTGTACCAATCTGCCGCCGAATTTCACGCCCTCAACAGTGTGTTTTTTGCGCTGGCGGGCCAGTCGTTTATCTGGCTGCGGCGCGATAAGGCGGGCGGCGTGCCCACAGCCATGTATACCCTGCGTCCAGATCGGGTCAAGATCGTGCCCGCCCGCGCAGGTCAGGATGATTTTGTACTGGGCTATGTGTACGTGCGCGAAGGGCAGGCGATTCACGACGGCCAGCCGCTTTTGCCGGAAGATGTTATCCACGCCCGCCGTCCGAATCCGGGCGATCCCCTGCTCGGCGCGGGGTATGGTTTCAGCCCGTTATCGTCGGCGGCGCAAAGCGCCAATGTGGATAACGATGTCACGAAATTCCTGAAGGTCTTTTTCCAGTCGGGGGCCATGTTCCAGAACGTGGTTAGTTTTGAAGGATCGCATACCCCGGAAGAATTAGGCGCGGTCCGTGAGCGGCTCAAAGAAATTTACGGCGGTACGGAAAACTGGAACGAATGGGGCGTATTTAGCGACGGCGCGAAAGTGAGCCGGGTTTCCCCAACGTTTGATGAAATGGGCTTTGACGCGATAGACGCGCGGAACGAGGCGCGGATGCTCATGGCGCTTGGGGTTCCGCCGATCCTGGTGGGCGCGCGGTTGGGTTTGGAGCGCAGCACCTACGCAAATTACCTAGAAGGACGCCGCGCCTTCTGGGAAGACCGCCTGTTGCCTGAACTACGGCTCTTTGAGGGCAAATATAAATCACGGCTGAACACCGATACCACGTTTGTTAAATACGATTTTTCGGACGTGCCCGCCCTGCGCCGGGATATTCCCGCGCTGGCAACGGCGGCCTATCAGTTGTGGCGCATGGGCGTTCCTGCGCGCCAGGCGTTCACCACAACAGGATTAGAAGTCGGGACCTTCGAGGGCGAAGACCAGAGTTATATCAATATCACGGGCGGATCGCAGGTGCTCCCGGCCCAGGTCGCGCCAGAGGCGGATCAGGCCGCCGAGTCCGTCACGAGTCAAGTCGCCGCCCCGCCGAAAGCTTTGATCCGCAAGGGCTATGACCCGCAGGACATGGCGCAAAAAGTAGATCGGGTCGCCGTCGCGTGGGAAGACCGCTTTGGAAACAAGGCTAACCAGCAGTTCCGCGAGGAGCAGCGCGCGATCTCGGCTATGCTTACCGAAATGCAACAGGACGCTTATCGCCGCAAGGCGACTCCGCGATGGCGGGAACTTATCGGCACGATTGGCGACTGGTACGAGAAAGAGCGCCCGGAAGACTGGCGCGCGGCGTTTGTGCCCCTCATGGAAGGGGTCATGACTGACGCCGGGCAGGAGTGGGCGGCGGCGCTCGGCGTGACATGGGACGTTCGGAATTTAGCCGGGGAGGCCTGGTTTCAGGATTATACCCTGCAATTCGCGCAGCCGATTACCGATACGAGCGCAGCCAGCGTCAAGGCCGTGTTGGAACAGGCGCTCGCCGAGGGCTGGACGATCCCGCAGACGGACGCGCGGCTGAAACAGGTCTTTGATCAGTGGATGCAAGGCGATTTGTCACCGGAAGACTTTGAATGGTTCGAGCAGCGATTACCGCCATACCGCCGCGAACTCATATCGAGAACTGAAACTATACGGGCCAGCAATGCCGGGGCTTACAACCTCTCGCGTGAGTGGGGGGCGAAGAAAAAGGCATGGCAAGCCACCTATGATGACAGGACGCGCGGAGATCACCTCGACGCGATGGCGATTTATGGCCCTGGCGGAGCTATTGGGCGCATACCCATCGAAGATGATTTTATCGTTGGCGGCAAGGAAATGGCCTATCCGGGCGATTCGCGCGGCGGCCCTGGGCAAATTTGCAATTGCCGATGCACGCCGTTGTTTTACATGGATTAACGAGGGACACAGCCCATGTATGAAATCTGGGAAATCAAAAATGGCACGACGCGCATTGTGGAGCAGCACCGCGATCCGAACCTGGCGCGGGATAGCGTCATCGAGCTAAGTCGCATGACGGACGCGGTGTATGCCGTCATCCGCGAGGGTTTTGGCGCGGCCCTGTATTACGCCTGGCGCGGCGTGCTCAGCGAATCGTTTGAACTGCTACGCCGGATGTCTGCGCCCGTCGCTTCGCCCGTGCTGCGCCTGGAACCGCCCGCGCCGGAAGAAACGACGGTTGAAGATACGCCGAAACCCCGGCGGCGCAAGACGGGGCCGGTGGAAACAAAAGCGAAAAAGCAACCGGAGCGGGAGTATAAGGCTTCTCCTGCGTTCATCATTGAAAGTAAAGCCTCAGATGACGGAAAACTCGGTATTGTGGATGCCGTCGTAAATCTTTACGGTATTTTAGATGATGGATTGGATATCGTTTTCAATTCGTTTTTCGCTAAATCAATAGCGGAAAGCGGAGGGCGTGTCCGAGTTCTCAACTCACACAGCATGAAAGAGGGCGTTTTAGAGGCTGTAGGACGCCCTCTGACCATGCGTGAAATTGGACGTTCAGAACTGCCGCCTGAAGTGCTTACGCGATTTCCTGAAGCCACAGGCGGCTTGTGGACCTCTACTCAATTCATGCTTACCGACGAACGATCTAAAGCCGTCTACGATAGGCTGAATGCAGGTTGGATAGATGAGTGGTCGATAGGTTTCGACACTCTCCAAAGTGAGAATAGCCGGATCAAGCGCGTTTTTAACGGGTCATTTTATCAATATGAAAAGGCGCTCCCCAACGATCCGCCCGAATCGCTTGTGATGGATGAAAGCGGACGACCCGTTATTGCTAGATTGCTGCGTCAGGGGCGTTTGTGGGAATACTCGCCAGTTTTGTGGGGTCAAAATCCCGGCACATTTACCGAAGTCGTTAAATCCGCCGATCTGCCCGCCGACGCCAAGCCTTATGCCGTCTTCCCAATGCGCGATGAATTTTGCGTCTTCAAGGTAGATGACAACGACATGCGCACGGGGGAGAGCCTGGGCTGCCACGCAACGGAAGACGCCGCGCAAGCGCAGATCGCCGCGATCCTGGTGAGTGAAAACGAAGACGGCAAAGCGCGCAAGGAATACACCCCGCAAGGCCCGGTGCGCCGCCTGGGGGATTGTTTGCTGGCCGATATGGTTCAGGGCGGAACGAGCGTCTTATCTGGCAAACTCGGCAGTGGCATGATCAGCGCCGATGAATTTGCGGCGCTCCTGGCGCTCTATACGCAGCACGTCAACGAATTTCGGGCGGCTATGCCGGACAATCTGGGCTTGCGTGCCATGCCAGACGATATGTTCTGGTTCGCCGCCGATGGCCCCAATGCGACCAAAGTAGGGCGCGTGCTCAGTGAGCGCAATTTTAACAAAGTCAAACAGGCCAGTGATTTGCTTGCGGAAGTTTTGAGCAGCGCGGGTCTGAGTGATGATAGCGACGAGTCCGCCAGTGCGGATAAATCACACCACGAAGGAACTGACGACGGGCCGCCCGACGCGCCTATAACACCCACCTCGCGGGACCACGAGGCCGGGCCGTTAAGCGATGAAGCACCCGCCCTAACGCAAAGCAAGCTGTTGGAGATGCTCCGGCAGCGCCTAGCCGAAGTGGAGGGCTAACTAATGAACACGAAAGAAAAGGTAGAGCGCTACAGATCGCTCTACGCGCAGGCGCAAACCCTGGCCGAGCAAGGCACGGCGGAATCAGTGGAACAGGCCGAGCGCATGATGAAAGAAGCCGACGATCTCAAGGCCCTAGCCGCGCGCGAACTGGATATTTTGAGGCGCGCCGATGAGGGTATGTCCGATCTGCACGGCCTGGAACGGACGCGCGACCCGCGCCCCCCGGCTGCGCCGGAAGTCAAGACCCGGTATGGCGGCATGGACGAATGGATGCAGTCTATCGCGGATTTCTTGACCAAAAACAAGCCCGATCCGCGTCTCAAGCTGTGGAACGACGTAGGCGATAATGTCCTGCCGCTCTACAACGAACAAAAGCAGATGGTCGAGAACGTCGGCGCGTCCGGCGGCTTTTTGGTCCCGCCTGAACAGAGCCTCGAAATCATGGGGCAGGTGGGCGAAAAGGCGATCATTCGCTCGCGCGCGACGCTCATTCGTATGCGCCGCCGCCAGTACAATCGCACGGTGCTCGACCAAACGGGCACGACGGCGGGCCAGCCGCACTGGTTTGGCGGTATGGTCTTCTACTGGGGCGAAGAAGCCGCCGAGAAAACCATCACGACAGCCAAGTGGCGCGAAGTCTCGCTGGTCGCCAAGAAGCTGTACGGCTATACACGCGCCTCGGATGAACTGAACGATGACGCGATCATCAGCCTGAATGATTTTCTCAACAGCGACATGGGCATGGCGGGCGGTATCGCCTGGATGGAAGATTTCGCCTTCTTGCAGGGCAATGGCACGGGCCAGCCGCTCGGCGTGATTAACGCCGGGGCGACCATCACTGTCAACCGGGCCGTTGCAGGCCCCGCCGCCGATCCCGTGACCTACGCCGATCTCACCGCCATGATGGAAAAGCACATGCAGACGGACAACTCGATTTGGGTATGCTCTATCAGCCTGAAAAACGTGCTGATGAACATGACCTATCCGAGTGGCAATCCGTCGCTGGTGTGGCAACCCAACGCGCGCGACGGTATGCCGGGTACGATCCTGGGCATTCCGGTCTTCTGGACGGAAAAAGCGCCCCTGGCGGGCACGGCGGGGGACATCGGCTTGTATGACTTCAATCACTACTGGATTGGAGATCGTCAGGCTATGACGCTGGCGAGCACCAACGCGGAATACTTCAAATACGACCAGATTTCCTGGCGCATGGTACACCGCGTAGATGGTCGCCCCTGGCTCAATACGCCGTTTACGCTGCAAGATGGTACGTCGACAATTTCTCCTTTCGTCATCTTAGGAGCTAAGAGTACGTAACTCTTAGCAAACAAACAACTGGCCCTCTACTGATTGCAACGGGAAAAGCGGTATCCCTACCGCCTGGGGGCCAGTCGTGAGTTAGGGAGATACCAAGGGAGGTATCACATGAAACGCTGGGGCATTCCAATGCCTGACAAAAGCTGGTTAGCGATAGAATACTTGCTCCCACCAGATGGTAAGGGGCGGGCCTGTCACGATATAGCCAGTGAATTAGGCGTCAGCAAAGATGTTGTTCAGCGATGGATTCGGGAATTGGGCATAAATCAGGATGCACACCTGCGACAGCGATTCGCATGTATGAAAGACAATCCCATGCTGGCCCTTGATCCGCCCGATGAGAATGAACTTGCTCGATTGTATTACCTGCCGC